AACAATCTTGTCAGCAGCGTATTGAATCTTCTGTGGACGGTTTAGCGTTACTGGACCGAACTGAGCCTGTGTGCCAGTTGGGTTGAAGAACGTACTCATGTTTGGTACGCCACCAGTGTTCGAGTTCGTCACACCGAGGATGCGACGGAATTCGTAAGCCTGTCCAATTCCACCGATACGGCTTGTGCTGTTACGAAGAATGAAAGAGCGTGGTACGAGAAGTGCCAATGCTGGTTCAAGGTCGTAAGGTACAAGACCAGTAACGCCAGAAGTTGAGTTGTTAAGTGGGTTAGTAAGTGTCCACTCAGATGAAGTCTTGGTTACATCCTGAACGCGGTCGAGAGCAGAAGTAATGTCACCAATCTGCTCAGCAGACATTCCCTTTGTTACGAGGTCGCGGATTTCGCCAATACGCTCTTCAACAGAAGCACTCTTAACGAGTGAGTTGCCGTTGAATGAAACCGAACCGGTCTTAGCAGCGCGAAGTGAGTTTGACTGGCAAACGCTAAGTGCTGACTTGTAAGCCTCGAAACGGTCAAGACGCTGTTCAGCAGGAAGTCCGCCAAACAGTTGGTCAATTGATGGTGCTGTAAAAGCCATTTTGATTATCTCCTAGATAAATTAGTTTTGAAGGATTCGCTTTGCGTCGGCTTCCATTTCGGCAGCCTTGCTTAAGTATCCAGCCTTCATTGATGGGTCAACTACTTCATGAGCAAGTTTCCGGAATCTTCCTGCTTCGCTTTGTAGTCGTTCGGCGTCAGCAGATTTACTTGCTTGTGCCTGTGTTGCACGGAGAACTGGTCCTCCGGGTGCAGCCATCTCACGTACTTCATCTAGAGCAGCCTTTAGGAGAGTTAACTCCTCTTTTGCTTCTGCTAGTTCAGCCTTTGTTGTGATGGTTTCCTCAAGACCTAAAGCCTTGACGATTTCGTTTCGGAGTTCCTCTTTGGTCTCCGGTGTTGCGTCATCTGCCGAAGCAGACTTAAGAAGGTCGGCGCTAACGCCAAGTCCAATGTATGCCATGTAGTCATCTCCTGTTTCAGTTGTTGTTGCGAATGGTTCTGCTGTTTCTTCCTCATCTGCTTCCTTTTCCCACCAGCAAATGAATAACTCAAGTGCTTGTACGAGTTGGTAAATGTCACAGACTTCGTTCTCTTCACCGCGAGCCATCTCATCAAGTTCTTCTTTAATTAGGTTAATAATTGATTGACGTACTGCCATGAGGTCATCAGCGTCGTGTTCCATTTTCTCTGTGTCAGCATCAATTGACTTCCAGTTGTCAGGAATGAGGTTCTCTTTTCCGAGTGCCTTCGCGCGCTCAATGATGTGAGACTTAGTTGCTGCTTTGTCCTTTGCACGACCGAATGCTTGGATAGCGTTCTTCAGGTCGCCGACAGTCTTGATTGGGTATGAGCCATCAGGAAGTGCCATGCCTTTGTCTGCAAGGTTTTGACGCTGCTTGTCTGAGTAATCCTTCTTCTCAGTGTCAGCCTCTACTGCCTTGTCATCTCCATCTTCAACGATGTTAGGGAAGTCGTTGCCGGGTGTGATTACATCAGCAGTTGAATCTCCTGAACCACCACAAACTTCGCACACTGCGTCAGTCTGTTCTGTGCGACCTGTTCCGTTGCATCCAGCGCAAGGACGAGCAGCAGGGTATGGGTCTTTTCCATCACGGATTACGTGGCTGTCATTGTAAACAACATCTTGTGTCATTTCGCCAGCGTCGTGAGTCATGTCCTTGTTAGGAATAAGTGCTTGCATTTCGAGGGTCTTTGTAATTTCAAGTTCACCATTGACTGCTTTAGCAATTTCAACAGTTGCAGTTGGGTTTGCTGGACGGTCAACGAGTGACACTTCCACAATCTGACCACCTACGATGCGACCGTTAGGAGCGTCATCTGACTTAACGATACGAGCACCTTTGATACCGATTGAGTATCCCTTAAGAACACCTTTCTCTACCTTCTTCATGGTGTTTGCGTCAACGACTTCTGACTTCAAGTACCAGTCATCACCATCAGCGTTGAGTTCAATACCTACACCGGCTGCGATAGAACTGTGCATCTCGCGCACGTTCGCGCCAGTAGCCAACCACTGTGGCATTGCTGTTTTGAGCCAACTCTCGTCGCAAATCTGCTGGTCAAGGTCAAGGTCTGGACCTGTTGCCTTACCATAAACAAACATCGAACCGTCTTCGGTTGACTTGAATGTTAAGTCTCCGAAGCCTACGTAGGTAACGTCTTGTGCCATTATAAAAAACTCCTCTTGTTAACTTGTTGAGATTACTGCATTAACCGTGCAACGGCAATTTGGGTGTTCAGGTGGAACGAGTGTTGAGTCTGCTGTTGAGTATGGACCATTGGCTTCTAGGTCAAGACATTCTCCGCATGCACCTTCGTATGTCACCCAAATCCATTCACCAACACCGAATTGCGAGTATTGGTCTACTGCACCTTCATTGTACGCACGGTTTGTTTCTGTAATGGCAATCATGTCAGCGCGAGCATTGTCGCCAACGTATTGCCTAATAGTTTTCCCTATGTCTTTTGCTGGGTCTCCGGCAGCAATACCATCGCCAATAATGTTCCCAATGCGGTCAATAGTTGATTTTTTAATACCGTCAACCGTTTTGTTTATTGCGTTTAGCGTTTTGAATAATCCACCGTGCTGAACGAGCGATGCTGCTATTGGGTCTCCGGGTGTCCAAGAAGCCCAGTCAAAGTTGATTGCTGCCTTGCTCAATTGTGTTACGGCAGTTGCCTTGTCGCCTAAATCCCTCACTGCATAAGCAGAACCTACATAACCACCATCAAGATAAACACCCTTCAGAGCGTTCTTGAGTTGCGTGGTGTTGAATTTAATCTTGCTGGAAACGTCAATGCTGATTTTCTTTTCTGCATTCATAGAACTAGCGACAGCCTCGTCAATGCCAGTTATGTTTTCAGAGATTGCTTTTCTGATGAGCGGAGCGTAATACTCCTCAATTTGCAGTTTGTGCTGTATCCCCGGAAGTTCAGCGATAGAGCCTTTAGTAATTAAACCTTTTGGGTTATCTGTTATCTGCGCTTTCACGATGTCGTCAGCCCAAGCAACAATGTTCTCTGGCATAGGAACTGTTCCTTTGACTAGGAAGTACGCGTCGTTGTTTAACTTGTCAGCGACCTCCTCATCAACAGTTACGAAGTCAAAAGCGCGCCATTTGCCTGTCTTGTTACGAGACTTAATGAAACGTGCAAACTCACGGATTTCTTCTGCGTGAACAGACTTCTCTTCTACGCCAGTGTTCGGCGCTTTGTCTTTATTCCCACTTTGCGAGCCTTGCGTACTTTGATTGACTTTGGGCTCTTTGCTTTGTGTTTCCTGGCTCTGCGTACTGCCATCTTGCTCCTTCATTCCAATTGTTTCACCGGCTGCGTTTTGTTCTAGTAATCCGTTTAGGAATTGAACGACATTTCCAGCAACGATAAATGGTTCGTCTGCTTCTGGCATGTCATACAGTGGCATTCCTAGTTCACCGCGTACGTCGTTCATAGTCATTTGACCAGACTCAAGAGAAACCTGATAAGCCTTTGACTTCTTTTCAAGTGCTGCGACGTTGTCATCATCATCATCGAAAGCGAATGTGATGTTCTTGTCTGTGTCAAGGAAACGACGAGAGAGAGTGTTGATTGTTTCAACGAGGAATGACTCAAGTGGCTTCTGTGAAGTTGTGAGTGCGTTCTGTGCTTCACCTTCACGCTCACCTGAACCACCCAAACCAGAGCGAGGGATAATTCCAAGTGCTGATGGGTTAACACCAAAAATTGTTGCGATGCGGAGGATTAAGAAGTTGTCGTAGTTCTCTTTGTAACGCTCGTCAATAGTCGGAGCGAACACTGGCTTGAAACCGCGAGGAAGAACCTTCATGCGGTGGCGCTCTGCATTAGAACCAGTCAGTCTGTCGTTGAACACACGCTCGAAAGCAGCAAGACGCGTAATGTCCATTTCGTCTGAGTCGGTCTCCATGAACGCCATCGGCATAGTTCCGTCTTGGTATTCAGACTTCATCCACTGCTGGCGCTCTAAGTAAAGAGTTGCAGATGGGATTGATTCCTCTACGCATGAGTATCCGTATGGCGACCACGTGCGACGGTTGCGAACAAAGTAGGCGAGTTGGTCACGCATGTATTCGTTGTTCTTACCGGGAGCGTTGAAGAACTCTCCGTCGCTTTCTGCTGATGCTTGGTACTCACCGCGAGGGAAACCCCAAAGGATTTGCTGGTATGCCGGTGCAGGAGTAGCAGGAACAGAACCGCGATTGTCAAGCAATACTTTGATAGTTGGTGCGTCAATGATTTCAAAGCCAATGATTTGCTTGCCTAAGTTGTAGCGAGGATACACAGGCGTTCCGTCAAAAACAAAGTGCTGCCAAAGGAACTCTGTCATCCACTCGGTAAATGAGCGACCTAGTTGTGGGTATGGGTTCTCCCAAAACTCACGCAACTTAACGATGTCTTCGTCGTATTTTTCGCGAGCGATACGTGCTGCTTTAGCATGTGAACAGTTCTGCTCTGCCATGATTTGGTTGATGGTTGCGTCTTCAACAGAGAACGACCATTCAAGACGCGTAATCTCAGCAATCTTGATTTCAATGCAACGGTGAATGATGTCAATCTGGTCTGCCATTGAGCGGAGAACTGACCAAGGTGCTGTGCGCTGGTTGAGGTCGAGGTTCCATGCAACTGGGTATTCCCATAGGCGAGGGAGCGCGCGACCACTGTCGTCAAAGACTGGGTCTAGTGGTGCTGGAAGGAATGGCGCTGATGGTCCAAGTTGTGAACCGAAGTCGTAAGAGTAACGAGGCAGTGGGTTTGCTTGTGTTCCGGGTGTCTGCAACAATCCCTGTCCACCGCTTCCGGGAGACTGCACCATTTGCGAAGGCATCGCTGCTGATGTTGTTGCGTATCCTGTTCCGCCGTATGGTGTATTACCCATGTTGTTACCTGTTGCTTTTTGCAACTCTGTAACGATTCTGGAAACGAGAGCGTCGTCGTTCTTCTTACGGCTAAATAACGCCACAGTTCTCCTCGGTTAGTTTGATTTTATTGTAGTGGTTGTCCACAGCCTGAGCAATGCGTACTCTCAACACTATTCGGTAAGTCACACTGAGGACATGGTGGAGCGACTGCCATAAAGAACGCGTCAGAGAATCCACCTGAACCAATGCCTAGTTGTGTAAAGCCGTGAACGAGTGCGTCAATGCGGTCTGGTGAAAAGTCAGACTGGTCACTTACCCATGAGGTCATCTGTTCTTCTAACTCTGGAAAGATGCCGACGTGTGAGATTCTTCCCTGCTCATACAAAGCACTAATCGGTTCGGCTCGTAACACCTTGCCTCGTTTTGCTGTGATACCACGATAAGGAATGTTGGGTCGGTACTGGCGAATGATGGTTTCAATCATGTCTCCACCCATGTTCATTTCTCCTACGACGCGAGATGCTTGGAACTCGTCATACGCTTCAATCGCACGCTTCGCCCATCCGTCAGGTGAGAGACGACAACTGCGGTCTGCGAGAACATAGCCACGACCGTCAATTCCTTTTCCCACAACGACAATGCCGGTTTCGTCAGAGTTTTCATTACTGGTGGCAGCAGGGTCAATAGCGACAACGACGCGAGCCATGTCTGGCGGATTGTTGGTACGGCAGTCTTCAAGCATTTGCATAGTCCATAGAGCGCCGGGAGTGTCATCAAGAACTTCCGCATAGAGTTCCTGCCGACCGAGTCGTGTTCCCTCATAGCGGTTACGCAACTGTTGAAGTGCTGATGGAGCGAGGTTCGCAGCGTTATCAAAGGTAGAACCACGCACGACGACTACTGACCCATCACTCCTAGCAATAAGTTCTTTTATGAGTTTCTTGGGCTGTGGCGTAGTGGTGATAACCGTCTGAGGGTGCTGACCCAGACGCAGGGTGAATTGCAACTGTTCGTAGGTTTCGGGATAGCGCCATGCTGCTAATTCGTCACACCAAGCGCCATGAAACTGTGGACCACGCAAGCGGTCAGGGTCTTCAGCAGAGAACAGTTTGATAAGTGAACCATTAGTGAGTTTTATTTCTCCCATTGAACGGTTGAAGTGCTTGAGCGTTCCGTACCTGCGAAGGATTGGCACTACTCCTGATTCACCTTCTGCACAGGTGTCTCTAACGTCACCAAAGGTTGCTGCAACGACAGCCCAACGGGTGTTAGGCATTCTGCTTGCTTGCCACGCCACCCATTCAGCAGCAGTTCTAGTTTTTCCAGCACCACGACCAGCAAGGTAGAGATAAACAGACCAGTCGTTACTCTCCGGTGGTATCTGTTCCGGTCTCGCTAATTGTGCTTCCCATTTCCAACGCGAGGTTAGGATTGCTGCTAAGGAAGGCTCGTAGGTTAGCGAGTTCTGCGTCAATGGTGTTTGTGTCATAGATGGTTGCCTCTACCTGCATACGCGCTGGAGCGTACAATCCGAGATACTTAGCGCGGTGTTCCATAATCTTAAGCACTCGGTCAAGAGCATGATACTCGCCTTTCAAAGCCTTTTCCCAATAAACCAACTGCAAACGGTCGAGTCTGTCTAGTTCTGATTCACGTGCTTCCTCTGAACCAGCATTGTTGAGTGTTCTTTTAAGCGCACGACCATAAGCAAGATAAGCACCCTGAGCAGTGGCATAACCAACAGCGTTAGCGATGTCTGCATAAGTAGCACCGGCACGACGTAGTTCTAATACGCGACGTTCTTTATCTAGTGCTTCCGGTTCGATATTTCTATTGCTCATGTATCTACTGTATCTTAGGTTTTTTGCCTCTTTGACGTACTCCAACATGTGAGCCGCGAGGGTGATTTGCTTTGTCTCGTACTGCTAACCATTGTGGCCAATTGCGCACAAGATAATCAACGTCTGCCATCTTCTGAATCATGCGTTCATCTAACGTTCCGTATCCGCCTTTGGTGTACCTGCGACAGTCGGGAAGAATCCAGTTATCAATAAATACAATGCCGGTTTCCGTGAGGTTTATAGCGGTAAAGCAGTAGTCGTCAATAGTTTGCACAACAGGGTCGTAGCGCATGTGTGATTTCTTAACGATTATTGCTCTGCCGTCAACAAGCACATTGGTCTTGTAGTGGTTCTGTCTGAACATTGGGTTATCCATGTTGCAGAATCCAGCAAGATAACAACCAACACCATCAGCAACTTTAGATAGTTTCTCTGCTCTCATCAGGAACTTTGACATTGTTATCTGTGTGTCAAAACGTTCTTTGTATTTTTTTTGATTTGCGAACGTAATAGGCAATGGAGATTGTGCGCGGTCGTAGTTGTTTAGTTCTGTAATGCTTTTTAAGTCATCTACCAACATAAGGCACCATTCGCCTTCTTCAAGTCTGTCAAGCACCCAATTGCGGTTACGAGCTAAACCCTTTGGTTCTCCTGTTGCAATAATGCGTTCTTCTTTAACTAATCCGCCAGCAATAAAGTTTTGTTTCTGCTCCTCGGTGTGGCAAAGGACGGTGTGTTCTATTCCCTCAGTTTCCAACATCAACGAGGTGGTTATGCTGTCGTACCTGTCGTAGGTGAAAACAAAGACTTTCACTTAGTGGCTTTCTGCTTCGCCTTTAGTGTCTCTTCCTCTACTGAACCTGAGCCGACCATTCCAGACTTTGTGTACCAAACAATGGTGAATCGGTGAGCGTCGTTGCGTTTTTTCATGAATGGCGTTACACCGTGCCATGCGCCTTGTCCGTCAAAGCCGGAGATAGAGCCGTCAGGGATACCAAACGCTACGTTGTATTCAGGCAGGTGCAATCCGCCTCCCGATACGTTTTCTTTCACGCAGAACATGTTGTTCCAAGTTCCCTTAATGTTTCCACTGTCTTTGTGATACGGGAGTGCTGCGCTGTTGTTAATAATCCCTGATGTGAACGGCATTCCGCCGATGTGCCAGTCAGGGTGAATCTGTTGAGCGAGTTGCAAGTGTTTCTCTGCTGCTTTAGGTGCGAGTTCCTCAAAAGTATCCCAGCAAACCTTTGTCAGTTCTTCAAGAATCTTCAATGCCTGTGGTTCGTCTTTGTTAAAAGATGAAGTGCTTACACCGTAACGCCGGCGCAGTGCTTGTGGCGCAGTGAATCCGAACACTCTGTTGGAGTAATTCATTCCCGATAATCGCGCAGCACCAGTCTTTGAGGCAGTGCTGTCATACTTGATAGCGAAGCGAAGGTAGCGAGATAGTTCTTTCTTCAGGTGCTTGTACTTTTCA